ACAGTGGAATAAAGAAAGAAGATATTATTCATATGGAGCTCCAGATGAATTTGATTTGGGTGGCACACCATTAGGCCAAGCAGTAGCTTTTGCATTAGATTTTATTCCTATGTATCAGAAACAAACTGGCGTTCAGAAAATTAATACTGTGTTTCTAACTGATGGTGCTGGGTGCAGCCTAGATAGAATTTATCATATTAATACTGATCATAGAGGTAATGAGTATAATGGTTATACATATGCTTCATCTTGGAAACAAGATTTTATTATGACTGACAGTGTTACAAATACTTCTATTTCTTCTACAGACTATAATAGAGATACTACAGAAATGTTGCTTGAACTTTTGAAAAAAAGAGTTCCAGAAATGAACATTGTAAATTTCTTTGTTGCTGGAACAGGTCGAAGTGGTAGAGTTTGTAAACACGCAGTTCGTAATCTTATTAGGTCTAAAGGCGAAGAATGGTATGAAACTAATGCAAAAGTAAAAAAAGTATTAAAAGAGATCAATAAAGAAAATGTTGGTATTTTTGATAACAAAAATGGTTTCGATCAAGTATATTTACTTCCTGGCCTAAATACTATGATAGGTGATGAAAGTTTAGATGTTGAGGTTGGTGCTAGTAAAGCTCAGTTAAAAAGAGCTTTTGGTAAAATGGCAACAGGTAAATTATCAAATAGACCTTTGCTAAATAATTTTGTGAAAATGGTAGCTTAGGCGTTGACTTTGCTGCCGAATCATGATAGCTTATATATATGATGTTAATTTTTGAGAGGATATATTATGAATTTATCACCGCGTAAACAGTTGTTTGTCGATACTGCTTCTAAGATGTTTGGTAATGGTGCCATACTTTCTAAACCACAGATTAGGGAAGCTGCTACTAAAGCAAGTATTCCATTTCCTACTTGGTTTAAAACTTATAAGGTTGCTTATAATCAGTTTCAGTTACCATCTGAACAATCAACTATTGTTGAAACTGCGGTTTCTGAAACTGTAAATACTACAGTAAACTTGGTTGCTACTAATATGGAAAAACAAAATCTGATACCATCAAAATTTGTTGGTTTTGTACCTTGGGGTCATCACTCTACAATTAAACAGATTGTACAATCTGGTTTGTTCTATCCTGTTTTTGTTACTGGCCTATCTGGTAATGGTAAAACATTAATGATTGAACAGATTCATGCAGAGATGAATAAAGAACTTATTCGCGTAAACATTACAATCGAAACTGATGAAGATGATTTACTTGGTGGATTTCGACTCGTTAATGGTGAAACTAAGTTTGTGCCTGGGCCTGTTATCGAAGCCATGGAACGTGGTTGTACTTTACTTCTTGATGAATGTGACTTGGGTTCAAACAAGTTGATGGCACTACAGCCTGTTCTTGAGGGTAAAGGTGTTTACCTCAAAAAAGTAAACAAGTGGGTTACTCCTAAAACTGGTTTTAATGTGATGGCAACTGCTAACACAAAAGGTAAAGGTTCAGAGGATGGACGCTTTATTGGAACTAACATTTTGAATGAAGCTTTTCTGGAACGATTTGCTATTACTATTGAACAGCCTTATGCATCTGCTAATACTGAAAAAAAGATTGTTCTAGGTTCTATGAAAAAGTATGGAACTGTTGATAAAGAATTTGCAAATAATCTTATCACTTGGGCTGAAGTTATTCGTAAAACTTTCTTTGATGGTGGTGTGGATGAAGTTATCTCAACTCGCCGACTTGATCACATAGTTAAAGCTTTCGCTATCTTTAAAGATAAAATGAAAGCTATCGAACTTTGTGTTGCTCGATTTGATGATGATACAAAAGAATCTTTTATGGATTTATATACTAAAGTTGATGCAGGAGTAGAACTTTCTGGTGAAGAAAAACTAGAAGAAGTTCCTACAGGCGAATACTCAAATGATCCTCAGTTCTAAAAAAATATAAAAAAAATTATATAAGGATTGTAATTTAGTGATACAATCCTTATATATAGTAGAGTGATGCCATAAAGGGTCACTCTATTAATCTTGCTTAGTAAAGGAGATAAAAATGGTTACAAGCAAAACTCTGTCGTTATTCGACAACTTCAATCAATTAACACCATATGCAGTAGGATTTGATCGTCAATTTAATCGTCTAAACGATTATATTTCGCATCAACAGACTTCTACAGGTTTTCCGCCTTACAATATTCGTAAGGAAGGAGATTTAAATCATGTAATCGAAATGGCACTTGCTGGTTTCAGTAAAGATGATATTGAAATAGAAGTCGCTCAAGGTGTACTTACCATAAAGTCAATGAAAGAAAATGAAAATGATGATGAAACTATTCATCGTGGCATTTCTTACAGAAAATTTAATCGTAAGTTTACTCTTGCTGATGACATAGTTGTTAATGATGCGAAGCTTGAAAATGGCCTTCTTACAATTAATCTGGAACAAATAATTCCAGAGGAAAAGAAGCCAAAATTAATCAAAATTAAATAACAAAAAAAAACAAAAGAGGGGTTGACAAGACTCCTCTTTTGTGTTACTATGATTGTAATTAAAGGTTAATTTATGTCCAATAAAAAAAGAGCTTATTATGACCAGCCATGGTGGAAGGGTAAAACTCACATCATGGATTTGAAATCACCAATAGATGTTGGTATTGAAGAAGTACATGATGGAAAAGTAGTAAAAAAAACTGTAGATAGCAGACCTTTGACTGTTGATGATTGGGGTAAGATGCATTCGGATGCAATTGCTACAACAGATGCAAAACTAAAAGCTGATTGGTATGCTGAGCGTAAAAAAAAGACTACATTGAAAAGATTATTTAAGGAGCTGAATAAATGACAAAAAGAGCAGAAGATTATGAATTGTTTCCTGAATCTGAAGGAACAGAACATCAGACAATTCTCTGGAACAAATGGAGAAATACGTGGAAAAATAATAATAAAGATTTATTTGATATTGATCCAAATGCTGCCAATGAAGATTTACAAAATTATATGGATGACAAACGCAGACGTAAGCTTAAACAAGTAGACGATAGAATTGAATATAATGAATTTGAATCTGCTGGTAAACTTGCTGAATTAGACGAGGATAATTTCTTTCATCCAAAAAATCAAGTTGGTGGTGCATCATATGACTCTGTTGAAACAGAAGTTAAAAATGGTGGAATGAAAATTAATATGCGGCCACAGCTTGCTGTAAATATTATGAAGGTTGAATTTCCAGAAGAAATTACAGCTGAATTAAATGATCATGTTGATACTGTAATTATTCCAAATAACAAAGATTTCTCAAAAGGATTAGTAGGTCAAATTAATCGTAATGATAAATCTAAACAATTAACATTTCCACACCTAGATGATAATGTTGGTTTAATGTTTAGTGGTGTTTTAGAATCTCTTGCAAAACAATATATTCAAAGTGTTCTACAGAAAGATTGTATTCCATCAGTTGATAATATGTGGACAGTTCATAGTTATGCTGGAGATTATAATCCATTACATGATCATGGCACAAAATCAGATATGGGATTATCATGTATCTTTTATATGAAAGTTCCAGAACAAATTAGTAATCTTGGAAATCCAGATGAAGAATTTGAAGGTTTAAATAATGCCTCTGGTGCTACTGATGGATTTACTTATTTAACTTGGGGTTTGAATGGTCATAGAGATGTAAATATGCTTAGGCCTGTAACTGAATCTTATGTTAAACCAGTTGAAGGTACTCTTATAATGTTTCCATCTTGGTTACGTCACAGTGTTAATCCATTTTTTGGTGAAGGTGAACGTAGAACTTTTTCTGCTAATATTAGTATTAATCCAATAGAGACAGTTTAGTATGAAATACAAATATAATGAAGAGGCATCTTTAAAAGAATTAAAGACATATATTGACTCAACCTATGATGCACACTATAGCAAAGAAAAGTTTCAAGCTACAGAGTTTATCATAGATGGTGGTCATGGTGAAGGGTTTTGTATCGGCAACATATTGAAGTATGCACAACGGTATGGAAAAAAGAATGGCAAGGACAGAAAAGACTTGTTAAAAGTAATACATTATGGTATAATAGCATTATACATCAACGAATCGGAGAATCATGAGTGACAACACCAATACCATACCCACAGCATACTAGGCTGTCAATTCTTAATCAAGAAGTAGAACTTCTTAAAGAACAAATACTACCCCATGATACAGGACACATATACACTGCTATTAGTGTTTTGGAAAATCAAATAAGTCAAATTAAGGAGACTATAAATTATGAAACTGAGTAATCATACTACTTCAGTATTGAAGAACTTTGCTACCATTAATCAAAATTTAGTGATTAAAGAAGGCAATACAATTACAACAATGTCTGCAATGAAGAACATTGTTGCTAAAGCAGATGTAGAAGAAACATTTCCACAAGAAGTGGCAATCTATGACTTGAATGAATTTCTTGCATCTATGTCTCTATTTACAAATCCTGTATTAGAATTTTCAGAAAATCATGTTATGATTACTGAGGAAAATAATACTTCAAACTCTCTGAAGTATTTCTATTCTGATCCATCAGTTGTTACAAGTCCTAGTAAAATGATCACTATGCCATCTCAAGAAGTTACTTTTACAATGAGTAATGATGATTTGTCTAAGCTTAAAAAGGCTGCTGGTGTCATTGGTGCTCCAGATATGGTTCTGGAAAAGAATGGTAATGGTAGTTCTCTTACTGTAAAAGATAAGAAGAACGATACTGCAAACAACTATTCTCTTGATGTTGCCACTGATGGTGATGGAGAGTTTAACTTCTTCTTTAAAGTGGAGAATATGAAACTACTTGATGGCACTTATGATGTCGAGATTTCATCTAAGAACATTAGTCACTATACAAACAAAAGCTCACCTGTTGAGTATTGGATAGCACTTGAACCCGAATCAACTTACAAAGTTTAATTTAGGAAATTTATATTATGGAAACTTTTTTATGGGTGGAAAAATACCGCCCAAACGCTATTCGTGACTGCATTTTACCAGATGATCTAAAGAAAACATTTACCGAATTTGTCAAAGACAAACATATACCAAACTTAATTTTGTCTGGTGGGCCAGGCGTAGGTAAAACTACTGTTGCGAAAGCCATGCTTGAGGAAATTGGTGCAACGTATATGATGGTAAATGGTTCTGAGGAATCTGGTATTGATGTACTACGAACTAAAATTAAAAACTTTGCATCTACAGTCTCACTTGAAGGTGGACGCAAATACATCATTCTGGATGAGGCAGATTATTTAAATGCCCAATCTACCCAACCAGCTTTGCGTGGTTTCATGGAAGAGTTTCACAAAAACTGTGGATTTATTCTAACGTGTAATTACAAAAATAGATTGATACCACCATTACATTCTCGTTGTAGTGTTGTTGATTTTATTATACCAAAAGATCAGAAACCCAAACTTGCACAAGATTTCTTTGCAAGAGTGCAAACTATTCTTAGTGAAGAAAATATTAAGTTTGATCCAAAGGCTGTTGCTGAACTTCTGAACAAGTTCTTTCCAGACTGGCGTAGAGTTCTGAATGAACTACAGAGATATTCTGCTTCTGGTAATATAGATGCTGGTATCCTAGTAAATATATCTGATTCAAATATTAATGAACTGATGCATTCTCTAAAAGAAAAAGAGTTTACAAATGTTCGTAAATGGATTGTACAAAATCTTGATAACGATCCTGTACGCATTTTTAGACGTTTGTATGATAATCTGTACGATTTTGTTGATGGGTCTACTATTCCTCATGTTGTGGTTATAATTGCAGACTATTCATATAAGTCAGCCTTTGTTGCAGATCAAGAGATTAATCTTTTGGCTTGTATGACTGAGATTATGGGTCAGGCAAAGTTTAAATGACATATGAACTTAAAGATTATCTAAATGCAATCAACCATGAAAAGAAAAACATCATGGATACAGATGATGAAATGTGGGAAAAGAAATATCCACCTTTTATTATAAACAAATGTTTGGCTCCATTTCCAGATACCATCATGCTTGTGAATGAGATGAATGTTAATTCACATTTAGACCATAAGTTACAATTCGACTTTTTCCTAAATAGTGTACGATCACGGAAAAGATATACACCGTGGATGAAGGCGAATAAAATAACGAATCTAGAGTATGTTAAAGAGTATTTCGGATACTCAAATGAGAAAGCAAAGTCTGCTCTTAATGTACTTGATGATGATCAGATAAAGGCTATTAAAAATAGCTTGAGTAAAGGTGGTAAAAATGGAAAACATTAATTGGACGCAGGATCAGATGCTTGAAGTCGCATTGAAAGAACCAGACGATTTTCTAAAGATAAGAGAGACTCTTTCTCGTATTGGGGTTGCATCAAGAAAAGAAAAAAAACTATACCAATCCTGTCATATATTACATAAACAGGGTAAGTATTTTATTGTACATTTTAAAGAATTATTTGCATTAGATGGTAAGAATACTAACTTATCAGAAAATGATGTTGCTAGACGAAACAGGATTGCAACTTTGTTAGCTGATTGGGGTTTGGTTGAGATAATAGGTAAAACTGATCCAATAGCTCCATTAAGTCAAATCAAAATTATTTCGTTTAAAGAAAAGAATGAGTGGATTCTTGAAACTAAATACAACATAGGTAAAAAACGAGAGGTTTAGTTTGGAAGCTTTCAAATCATTCATTGCTGAGTCAAAAGATGAAAAGTATAGAGTTGTAATTCTTACTGTTGAACATGGTGATAAATCAATTACATCAAAAAAACTTTCAAAGGAAGCAACTAAACTTGGACTTCAGAATATTGTTGTACCATTTAATGGTGCTACTTTAAGATATGATGATGGTAATCATTTTATTCATAATATGGATGATGATAAAGGATTTCAAACAAATTCTTCTGATACAATTATATTTGTTCGTGGTACACCAACAAAAGATAGTCACTTAAATTTGATTTCAGAATTTGAAAGACTAGGTTATTGTTGTGTTAACAATAGAACTACTATTAATATATGTGCAGACAAGTATCGTAATTATGTTAGATTAAAAGATTATGGATTAACACAACCAAAAACAATACTAATACCAAATAAAGAATTGGTAGATAGTTCTTTAGAAGCTTTAGATAGCAAGTTTCCAATTATTATGAAAACTCTAAGAGGTTCTAAAGGTGTTGGTGTTTTGTTTATTGAATCTAAAAAATCTCTGGATGCTATTGTACAATTAGTTTACAAAACTAATGAAGATACTGACCTACTAATTCAAGAGTACATTAAAACTGACTATGACATTCGTGTTGTAGTATTGGGTGGACGTATTCTTGCAACTATGAAAAGAGAAGTAGTAGAAGGTGATTTTAGATCAAACTATTCTCAAGGTGGAAATGTTTCTTCATTTAAGTTAACTTCTATGGAAGAAAAACAATGTTTACTAGCAGCTAAAGCAGTAGATGGTATTTTTACAGCAGTTGATTTTATTCCCTCTAAAAATAGAGAAAAAAATCCACCATACATATTAGAAGTAAACAGTTCGCCAGGCACAGATGGTATTGAGGAAGCAACTAATACAAATATTTCCAGAGAAGTTTTAACACACTTTTTAAACCCAGATGTAAGATATACTGTTCCTAACCAATGTGGTTATAATGAGGTTGTCGATATAGAACACTTTGGAGAATTGATTGCAAAGTTTGATACAGGTAATTCAGTATTATCAGTATTACACGCTGACGATATTAAAGTAAATGGTAATAAAGTTACATTCACTAATAGTGGAAAAACAATCACCACCAATTTAATTAAAGAATACAAAGCCCAAACTGGTGCTGGTGTGGATAAACGATATGTTGTAAAATTGAATTTAACATTTTCTGGTTCAACATATGAATTTATGTTTGGGTTAGATGATCGAAGTGAATTAGGTACAGATGTATTATTAAATAGATTTGTAATGAACAAACTTAATGTCATGGTAAATCCTCAAAGAAAATTTTTAGTAACAACAAAGAAAGATATTATAATATGAAGGAAATAATTAAATGAATATGAGTTTACAATTAGTAAAGGCAGCAAGAATGCACGCCGAAGGTGAATTAGAAAGAGCTAAAACAAACATTTTAGTTTACATGAATCAAAGTGTGGGTATTGGAGAACACAGCGATATTGTTGAAGCTATTCAAGAAGAACTTGATAAAATGGCTATGGCCGAAGATCGTATAGAAATGCTTGATAAGCATTTTACATCTCTTGCACAAGCTAAAGAATTATTACAAGAGGATGATGATGTACAATTAAATATTAATTTTACTGAATAAATTACTTGACATTACAACAGAATTGTGATATATTTACATTATGAACTTCTATACAAATATTGTCCAGTGGGGCAACTTTCTTTTATTAAGAGAAATTAGAGATGGTGAACGTGTTAATCGTAGAGTTAAGTACTCACCAACTCTTTATGCTCCTGTTGCAAAACCTACAGAGTGGAAAACTCTTGATGGTAAATATGTAACACCTATTAAGCATGATACAATCAAAGAGGCTAAAGAGTGGGTTGAACAATACAAAAATCAATCTAACTTAATATATGGTAATTCCATGTATCCTTATAGTTATATCGCTGATGAATATCCCAAAACTGTTCAGTATGATATTGATCAGATATTAATTTTTACAATTGATATTGAGGTTCAGTGTGAGAATGGTTTTCCTAACCCACAAGCTGCAGAAGAACCATTTCTTTCCATTACCATAAAAAACCACCAGAGTAAAAAGTTTGTTGTTTGGGGAATTGGTGAATTTCGTAATGATCGTGAAGATGTAACTTATATTCAATGTGAAAGTGAAATTCATCTTCTTAAAAAGTTTTTATCCTTTTGGGAAAACCATCAACCTGATGTAATTACAGGATGGAACACAGAGTTTTTTGATATACCATATCTTTGTAATCGTATTCATAAATTGTTTGGAGAAGACGAAGTTAAAAGGTTATCACCTTGGCGTAGTGTTCAGGCTCGAGAAGTTTTCCAGATGGGTCGTAAACACCAACTGTATGATATACAAGGTATTGCTCACTTAGATTATTTTGATCTCTATCGTAAATTTACATATACAGGTCAAGAATCATATCGTCTAGATCACATTGCTTTTGTAGAACTTGGTGAACGTAAGGATGGTAATCCATTTGACACATTCAAAGATTGGTATACTAAGGACTATCAGTCGTTTTTAGAATACAACATTATGGACGTTGAACTTGTAGATCGTATTGAAGATAAGATGCGTTTGATTGAACTTGTTCTTCAAATGGCTTATGATGCAAAAGTTAATTATATGGATGTGCTTGGTTCAACTAAGTATTGGGATATTCTTATCTACAATTATTTGCGTGAAAGAGGAATTGTAATTCCCCAAAAAGAAAAAAAAGAAAAACCAGAAAAATTTGAAGGTGCATATGTAAAAGACCCTCAAGTTGGTATGCACAAATGGGTTATGTCTTTTGATTTAAATTCTTTGTATCCACACCTAATTATGCAATATAACATTTCGCCTGAAACGCTTGTATCTCAAGATAAAGTCAAAGGCATGAATGTTGATAAGTTATTGGATAAGAAAGTTGATACTTCAATTATGAAAGGTGTAACACTTACACCAAATGGTGCATTGTTTAAGACTGATAAACAGGGTTTTCTTCCAGCTATTATGCAATCTATGTACAATGATCGTGTGAAGTATAAGAAACTTTTACTACAGGCAAAACAAGATTATGAAAACACAAAAGACCCCAAATTACTTAAAGACATATCCAAGTTCAACAACATTCAAATGGCAAAAAAGATTTCTCTTAACTCTGCATATGGTGCGATTGGTAATGTATGGTTTCGTTATTATGATCTTTTGGTTGCTGAAGCAATTACCACTTCTGGTCAGTTATCTATTCGTTGGATCGAAAGAGCTCTTAATAAGTATCTTAACAAATTGTTGGAAACGACTGATGAAGATTATGTTATTGCATCAGACACAGACTCAGTTTATATTACTTTTGACCGATTGGTTAATAGTGTGTTTAAAGAAGGAACAGAAACTTCAAAAATTGTCTCATTCATGGACAAAATTGCTAAAGATAAAATTGAACCTTTTATTGATAAAAGTTATCAAGACTTGGCTGAGTATGTAAATGCTTATGATCAGAAAATGCAGATGGCTCGTGAAGCGATTGCAGACAAGGGTATATGGACTGCAAAGAAACGATATATTCTCAATGTGTGGGATAACGAAGGTGTACAATACAAAGAAGCAAAACTCAAGATTATGGGTATCGAAGCCGTAAAGTCTTCTACTCCAGCACCTTGTCGTGTAAAGATTAAAGAAGGTCTTGATATCATAATGAATGGTGATGAAAAGATGCTAAATACCTTTATACAGGAATTTAGAGAAGAGTTTATGAATTTACCACCAGAAGATATTGCATATCCAAGAAGTGTGAATGGACTTAAAAAGTTCAGTGATCCTAATCAGATGTTTGGTAAGGGAGCTCCTATTCATTGCAAAGGAGCAATCTTATATAACCACTTGGTAAAGAAAAACAAACTTGGAAACAAGTATCCTTACATTCAAGAGGGAGACAAAATAAAATTTTTACATTTACGAGCACCAAACATTTTTCAGTGTACATCTATATCCTTTATCACAAGTTTACCTAGAGAACTTGACTTTCATAAGATGATTGATTATGAAACACAGTTTGAGAAATCATTTGTTGATCCACTAAACTTTATACTTGAAAAGATTAATTGGTTAGTAGATCGTAGTTATGGAACACAAGGAACACTAGAGGACTTTTTTACATGATATTGAATAAACAAGATTCTGTTTATGCTGCAACAAAGATGATGAATTACTTTAAAGACTTCAAAAGAATTGATGATTATTTTCGTGCAAGAAAAATTGAAAGAGTAAAAGACATTCCTGCTGGTTTGCCAGGCATGAGTATTGAAGATGACTTGTTTCAAGATTATAATATGTATCCACAAGATATGAATTTTCAAGTTGTAGAAATACCAAACAAAGTATATGATACACTATTAGAAAAGACTGCATCATTTAGTCCTGATGAAAACCCAGGCAAGACCTTGAAACTAGTTGTTAAGGAAACAACTACAAATACTATCGTAGGTTTTATTCGTTATGGTTCACCACTAATCAACTCTAAGCCTCGTAATGATTTTCTTGGTGGAGTTCCTGATTTGGATATATTCAACAAACGTGCTATCATGGGGTTTCACATTGTGGCAGCACAACCATTTGGATATAACTGTTTGGGTGGTAAGTTACTTGCTGCAATCTGTTGTTCTCATGCAACTCGTAGAATGCTAAACAAGAAGTATAATACAGAGTTCTGCCTTTTTGAGACTACATCGTTATATGGCAATTTGAAGGGTGCATCTATGTATGATGGTATGCGTCCATATCTAAGATACAAAGGTGATACTCAGTCTAAGTTTTTATTGACACTAGGTGAAGATATCTATATAGAAATGCGAGATTGGTTTACTGAAAGGAATGGTGGAGAAGACTTAATACACAAAGGTGCTTCATCAC